TAGCAAATGATAATACAAACTATTTACTTGGAGCAACAATTAGTGAGTCTCTTACTGCGACATTATATTTGAATGGTTCATCTGTTGGAAGTGGTGGAATCACGAATAATACTGGCTACACTTATGGTGCATATATTGGTGGAGGAGAAGGATCTTCAAATATAGCTGAAATGGTGATCTACAACCGAGTTCTCACAACCCAAGAACGTCAGCAAATTGAAACGTATCTTAACACAAAATACGCAATCTATTAAAATGAAAATTCTACTTTTAACTCTATTGCTATGCTCCTGCTCGCCGAAGGCACAAAACAATAATGCTTTGCCAAGGTATTCTGACATGGGAGCAGCCGAAGATGCTGGCAAGGCCAAATGAGAAAGATTTATTCATGGATGTTCAGAATAGGTTTGCGTTTATTGCTGACTCCACACGACTACGATTGTTTCAACGAGGCGTGGAAGTGCGCGGAAGCGAACAACCGCCTGTCGGGAGAAACCAAGTATATCGGGGCTGTAAAGCATCTTTTAAGCGTCAACCGTTCTATCAAGCGAATGGTGGCAGACGGCCACAATCGGGACGAGCTTGTTGCGGCTGTTGTCCATCTTGCGGTCAGCCTACGGTATCTGGAAGGTAGAAAACATGGGAACTGATGACCAGATTGGCGACTTGCGGGAGAGGCTGGCAAGGATGGAAGAGAGGCAACTCTCTCTGTATAAAATGGTTGAAACTAGCTTGTCAAACTACGCAGATGTGGTAAATAGAATCTCTTCCCTGGAGCATCTCCGGACGAAGGCTCTGGCTATTGCGGGGGTTGTTGGTCTAGTATGTTCAATGGCCTGGGATGTACTCAAAAATCGTTTAAGCAACTAGGAGATTAAATGGCAACACTTGGAACACAGCTAATCAGCACAAGCTATACACAGCTTCTCAAAACCTATGGAACAAACATAGTTGATGGGACTCTTCGTGCTATTTCAAGTGGCGACGAAGCTGGCGTATCTGCATTGCAAATTTCTACAACCGGCGTAAACAGCACTGGCTCGTTTTCAGTTGCTGGTGCGTCCACGTTTACAGGTGCTATAACATTGTCTTCCAGCTTTACGGCATCTAGCGGAACAGCGACGATTGGAACTCTTTCTTGCAGTACATCGAGCATTGGAACAGCTACGATTGGAACTATTTCGGCCACATCAGAAACAATCACAAACTCAACTGTTACAAGCACGGCCACGGTTGGCACCTTAAGAGTTGGTGCATCTGGCAACAGATTAACAGCAATTACCTATGGAACTGCAGCATTTACTGCAGCAACAGCAAATCAATATAGTCAAGCAGGGACAACCACAGGAACTTTTGGGCTTACTGGTTGTGCAATCGGAGATATTGTTTTTGGATCTTTAAGCACTCTTGGTTCTGCGGCTACAGCATCTACTGCAACTCTTTCATTAAGCATGTATCCACAAACAACAGATATTGTTCGCTGGGCAATTACAAATCAATCAACAAATAATGCGGCAATTTCTGCTGGAACTTTCTACGCAACCGCAATGAGGTTTACAACTTAATATGGCAACAATCCTTAATCGTCAGACGACATTTGCAACCAACGGAACAGTCACTGCGGCTGGTCTGCATAACCTTATTGATAATACTGGAATTTACGCTGGCCTAATTACGACCCAGGATCAGATCGCAAGCGTTGGAAGTTCAGATATGCTTCTGATTGCGGATGCTGATTTAACATCTACATCTAATCCAAATAGAGTTACTGTAGGAAGTATGTTCAACGATGCGTTGAACAATGGAATTTATACGACTGGCAGTTTTACGAATAAGGTAACGGCTGGAAGCTTTGTTGGTAATTTGACTGGCAACGTAACCGGAACGATTGTTGGTACATCTGGAACGCTTGCTGGATTCAATAGCACGACTGGTACGATTGTCGGATTGAATAGCACGACTGGAACGATTGTCACAGGAACTGTTTCTACGTTAAACAGCACGACTGGAACAATCACTACGCTGAACAGCACGACAAGCACGATTACAAATCTTGCTGCTATTACTTCTACATTCCTTGGAACAATTACTGGATCTACAAATGTAATCAACATTGGCAGTGGACAGATTTATAAGGGTGCGAGTGGCAATGTTGGGATTGGGACTACGAGTCCAGCAGGACTATTAGATGTTTATAATGCAACTGCTGCCCTTGCACTTGTTCAGAGTGATACAGCGGCCAACATCTATGCCCACAGAGCCTCAACAGATTCCCCAGGTGCTGCACTTAACATTAGAAAATCAAGAGGATCAATAGCATCACCTACGGCAGTCGCCACAGGAGATCAATTGGGAAATGTAAATTTCATAGCATACGGAGGCACAACCGAGAGGATTGTAGCAAGAGTCAGAGGTAATGTTGAGACTTATGTATCCGACTCAGACATTAGCTCTAATTTGACATTTTTAACTTCTCCTGCTGGTGGAGTTACGGCAACGGAAAGAATGCGGATTGATGCCAGCGGCAATGTTGGGATTGGGACTACGAGTCCTAATTCTATATTAACTATTGCAAAAAGTAATACATCTACTTCCATTGGAAGCTCTTTAGCAGTTGCTAGAATAATAAATACAGCATCTAGCGCACTAAATGAAACGTCTGGAATTGAATTTTTTAATAATAACCTAGTTGGAAGTGGAAAACTAGCTGGAGTTTATGGATTATATGAAGGATACAATGCTACTGGTTATGCTGGGGCATTGGTATTTGCCACAGAGTCAACTGGATCATCAAATGTAACCGAACGCCTCCGTATTGATTCCAGTGGCAATGTTGGGATTGGGACTACTACACCAGCAAACAAACTAGAAATCGTAGGATCATTTGGCCGAGGTGCGCCTACTGAAGTTGCATCTACTCCATATACAGTAACATCAACAGATAATTGGATTATTCATACAAGAGCAGGTGCAACATCTATCAATCTTCCAGTTCCGGCATCTTGGACTGGGAGGGAAATAACATTAAAAAATACAACTGCATTTGCAGTTACATCATCTACAGCAAATGTTGTTCCGCTTGCTGGAGGAGCAGCAACAACAGCTCTTCTATTGGGAACTGCCGGTCTTTTCACAACAATTGTTTCAAATGGAACAAATTGGGTTAAAATGGCTGCTGGATAATAATATGGAATACAATCTAAACATCAAACAACTCCGAGCCGCAAAAGAATTAAACAACAAGCAAAACTTTGTTGTTGAAGTTGATTGGGAATACACAGCAACCGAGAATAATGCAAAGTGCGCTCGCTATGGAACGGCTTCATTCAACCAGCCAGGAGATTCATTTATCCCATTCGATCAACTCACCGAAAATATTGTAAAATCTTGGATTACGTCTTCAGTTGATATTGCTGGACTTCAGGCCAGCTTATCCGAACAAATCAACGATATTCTAAATCCTAAAGTTTCTGTTGTTCCTTTCCCTTGGAATAGCTAAATGACCCTAACCGAAATCGCCCAATATGCGGGTGAGAAGATCGGAAAGACTGATTCCGATACTTTGACCTTCCTGCAAAAATCAGCATCGCTGAACTATCGGCGTGTCTGGAACTTTGCACCTTGGCGTGAAACGGTAACAAACTCAACCTACACTCTGGCTACAGGAACTCGCACTGTCAGCCTTGGTTCTTTGGTCGAGAATCCATTGTCCATCGCTTACGATAATAGTGAGCTACAGCCAATGGATTTGGCCACGATTGTAAGCCAAGACTCAAACTTGCTTAACCTTGACACAACCGGAACGCCATCGTTTTATTACTTCAAGGGAAGAAACAGCAGCGGGACGGCTCAAATTGACATTTATCCAACGCTTCAGACAAGCAGCACGGCATTATTGCAAGTGATTGAGAAGCTCCAATGCTTAACCAGAAATAGCTACACAGTTGATTTTCCTCCGTCTGACAACTCATTGAACGACGAGCTTCGCTTGCCACACGTCAACCACGTTGTTTTGGCGTTGACCCACGCAGACGCTCTTGAGCGTGAGAGACAGTACGGAAAGGCACAGGTTGTTACGCAGGCTGCCAATGCCGACCTAGCTGCGATGGCTAACTACGAATTGAGCCAGGTTGGAGGAATGAAGCAAATCACTCCTAACAGCCTTGGCGAACTTACAATCGAAGAGATCATCTAAACAGCCATGCCGTACTTTGTTGACGCAACGGACGATGTGCTGGCGTTTGACGGCATTCGCAACTTCTCTGGTGGACAAGCCAGCGGTCTGCAATCAGATTTACTAGCCGAGAACCAAGTCCAAGAGTTATACAACATGACACTTTCCCCAAAGGGTAATTTGGAGACTCGTGTTGGGGCTACTGACTTTTGCACCAATGCTACAAGCACAAGCAGTTCAGTTGGTGGAATGCGTTATTTTGAAACGTATAATTTTCAACAATTGCTGACTGTAACTGGCGGTAGATTTTATAGCATTCCATCAAGCGGAACTGCTGACATACACCCAGCAGATGAAACATGGGCAGCTACAACAAGAACATTTGGATCTGTACAACAAATGTGGTCTGATGGATACAGCATTGCAATAAGCACTCCAGTAAGCTTTGCTCAATTCAACGACAAGATGTATATGGCCGATGCTGATGGCGACCTTCATTTTTGGGATGGTAATAGAGTGACAAGGCAGGGCGGAACCCTTAGAGCTATCACCATTACAAATGGTGGTGTTAATTATACAAGAGCAACAGCATTGGTTACTGGTCCAGATTGGGGTGGCACAAGTCCGGTAATTACAACGACTGTAGCTGGAGGTGTTGTAACTGGAATTGTTGTATCTGATGGTGGATCTGGCTATTCCGGTGCGCCAACAGTAACTATCATTGGAGATGGAATTGGTGCAACTGCAACAGCAACTGTCAGCCCGCCTCCACAAGACTTAAGGCTTTTAATCAACTCTGAAAATAGGCTGATTGGAGTTGGGTCTGGAGAGTTTAGGAATACTATTTATGCTTCGGACATTCTTGATCCGAATGTATGGGATTCCTCAAATAGCATCGTTGTCAACGGAGATGACGGAGACGAGATAACAGCAATTGTTCCTTACTACAAGAATCGCATTATTGTTTTCAAGAAGCGAAGGATATTCCAGCTTGATATTCCCCCAGACTCTACATCTGCAACGGATTGGATTGTATCGCTCATCTCAAACAATACTGGATGCGTTGCCTCCGCAAGTGCTGTTCAAGTAAGCAGCGATATTTTATTCTTGTCAGACAATGGAATAAGATCCTTGGTTCGATCCGTTGCAGACGATTTTACGTCTGTTGGAATACCACTTTCTGAGGTAGTCAAGAATGTTATTCAAGACATAAATACTTCGGCAATACGTCTTTCTACGGCCATCTTTTACGATAACAGATACTTCCTAGCAGTACCAACCGGATCAAATGATTACAACGATACGCTGATTGTTTACAATACGGCTCTTGGTGCGTTTGAGGGTATTTGGAGTCCCCAAGTTATGCAGTTCACCCTGACCAATTACAACAATGAAGGGTCAAGGGCGATGTTCAAGAAGACCAATGGCGTGATTCAAAAATACGTAGGATACAAGACTCCGGCTGGGACGACATTTGAGGATTACAAGGATGGTGGGGTTGAGTACGAGTCTTATGTAAGAACAAAAGACTTTAACTTTGGCGATCCATTCTCATTGAAGTACGGAAGTCATTTTGAGGTTATCTTTGATAATTCGTTCTCAACGGATACATCCGTATTCATCCAGCGCGATACAGATGTTGGCGATGTTGTTGTACAACCCAACATTGATATTTCAAGCAGTACGCTCGTATTGCCATTTCCGTTGCCCGCCGTGCTTCCTACAACAGTAAAGAAGAAACTTGCGGCTGATCTTCGCAAATACGAGAAATGGCGTTTGCTTAACATCAAGATTTTAAGCACTGGAAACAGGCTGGCTGTACGCCAGATTACGGCTGCCGCAAACCCAGACACAATTGAGATCCAGAAGACGATATGACGGCTATTGAATATATTGAGGAAAGCGGTGTTCCAGAGGCTATGTGGCCTAACCTGGGAGACTGGTTTGGCTGGTTTGAGAAGCAGGGGATGGTTGGGATTGTAAGAGATGAAGACGGCATAGCTGGGATAGCTCTAGCTAGGTGCATAAAAGATGGGCAAAAGCCTGACCATTATGTGCATAGCGAGGATGGCGAAAATGTGTTTGTTGATTTGACTGTGTCTTCAAAAGGTGCTAAATCCTTACGATGCTTGCTGTTGCTCCTATCGGAGCGTTTTGGTCCCCGCAAGCGGATCACCTTTAATCGTTCTGGTAAACCAAGGAGTTATGACTATATGAAGTTTATGCGAAAGGCTATGGCTTAACATGGGTGGCGGACCTTCTATTCCGGCACCACCGCCTCCTCCTAATCCGCTTGAAGCGGCTAGGGCGAATGATCTTTTCTATAGGTCTTCTCTTGAAACATACATTCAAAAACAACCGGATGTAGCAGCACTTGAGCAACGCTTGCGTGAGAAGTATATGCCACGCCAGCGTGAACTTGAACGCCAGATGTCGGCCTTAGACTTGCAGAAGTCAGCCCAGGCAGCCTTACAGGTTGAGCGTGAACTTGGACCACAGCGTTCTTTGGAAGCTATGCGCCGTCAATTTGAGACTGCTCCTGAAGCTTTTGCGACTCAACGTGGACTAGGCCAGCAGGCCGCAATTCAGTTTGCACGTCTTTACGGCCAGTCTCCTATGGGTGCTATTCCGACAGAGGTTCAACAATCCCAAGGCGCAAACCAAGTCGATTATCTCAGCGGTCTTCCAAGGACAGGAATAGTTTAATATGGCCGCAGCACCTAAAGTAGATCCAAACCAAGCCACAATTGATAGATATAAAGCACTCGGTCTTACCGATGCCGCAAGCTATGTTGCAAAGGGAAAATTTGACGAAGTAAAGGCTCAAACAGATTTAATCAAGAATGTATATAAACTTGATCCTGCATTATATACTGACAAAAAAGGCAATATAAATCTTGATTCCGCCACAAAGAAATATGATTTTGAAAAGCAGGATGTAACTCTACCAGCATCAAAGCCACAAAGCTTTACACAAGCTTTAGGCTATTATTCAGACATTCTTTCACAGGCACAAAAATTTGGAGTAAATAATCTAAATACAAATTATCAAAATGCATTAAAAGATGCAGCCAAGATTGTCCGAGATTTTGATTCAAAGAATTTAAGCCTTGATGCGAAGCAAACCATAGCAAACATTACCGAAGCATCCGATGCAATTGATTCAATCAATGAGCAAAGAAAGAATGTAGAGATACAGCAATATAGATCAAGGGGATTAGACGTTGATGGCATAACGAAAATTAAGTTGTCAAAAAAAGAACTTGAAGCCGCAAGGAACAGGCTTGTTACAGAGCAAGATACATTACGCAGACTTGAATCAACGGCTTCAAGGACAGCTCCGAAGCTAAATGAATCGCTGTCAAGACTTGGCTTATCTGATATTGGAGTAAACATAGGATCGGCTGTTGCCGGAGTTTCAAAGCTTGCAACAGGCTTAGAAGCTCTTCGTGGAGAAAGTCAGCTTGGGCTTGGTACTGGTGGTCTTTCTGGGAAATTGAATGTAGATGTTACAGACGATCAGATTCTTAACGACATCAATACGGCAAGAAGGAATCAATATAAAAGCCTTTACGATATTGGAACTGCTGCAACAACTGATCTACAAAGCCAGCTTGATCAAGCAAATAAAATATACGCTGATCTTCCTTCTGGTAGAAGCAAAACTGAAGCACAAAAATCAATTGACGATATTAAAAGTCAGCTTGCCCAAGCTCAAAAAGATACGTTGGAAGCTAAGGGTCTTTACGAAGGTTATCAGCCAGTTAGCGGAGAGCAGGCAACTTCTGCAATTTCTAAATTTAGGGAATCGCTTCGTTTGCCAGAAGAACGAACATTAAGACAAATTGATGTAATTGACCCTACAGTTGGTGCGACTGTCCGCGCTCTTTCCAAGCAGTATCAGACGATGGCCGAGACTCCTCTTGGTCCGACAACGACAAAGCAGACTGAAGACCTACGCAACCAGATTGAACAGGAAGCGTTAAATCAGCTAAAGCTTGGGTCTACGCTTGGTGCTGAAGAGCGTCGTCAATATGAGCAGGCCGCAAGGTCAGCACAGACTGCTCGTGGAAACATTTTTGGTCTTGGACCAGCAGTGCAGGAAGCAGCAAATATCGGTGCTGCTGCTGAACAACGCAAGCTTGCACGTTATGGTGCTGCTACTGCCTTCCTTGGATCTGGCGAGACTACCGGTGCAGCTACTGCCCGCGATCTTGGCTTGCGTAACGCTCTTGAACAATCCCGCCTTGGCGCGGCTCAAGGCTTTATTGCAAGCGGTCCTACAATGTACAACTTGGCATCACAGCGGCTTGGCACACAGCAAGCCACGCTCAACAACTACCTTGCAGCCTCTCAACCATTGCAGACTGGCCAGTTCCAAGGTGCTTCTTCAGCAGCGAATCCTTACGGATATGTCAATCCTAATGCTGGTTTTGCTGGTGCGCAGAATGCGGCGAGCATTTACAATACGCTGGCTGATTATCAGGCGCAGACATACGGAGCGCAGGTTAGTGGAATTGCTAATAGCTATCGAAGCCCTGGACAAGAGTTTGCATCTATTGCTGGTGGAATATCTGGATTTAGCGGATTATTTGGATCACCAGGAAGCAACGCATTCTTTAGAGGATAATTTATGCCAGCATTAACACAAGCAGCGCGCGAATACGATAAGGCCTATGAGCAGATGAAGTATAACCAGGCAATGAAGTCTGGTCTTGAGATTGAGAAGTTACAGCTTGATTTAGCGAAAGCTCGCAATGAACAAGAGATGGAAAGTCCAAGCGGAAGGGCAACAAGGGCTGCTGAAGTGGCGGCATTTCTTGAGCAAGAAAAACAAAAAGAATTTGGTATTCCAATTGGAGAAGCAATTGGTGCAAAAATGACTGCTCAAGGAGGTCCTGGGTTGCTTGAGGCCACAAAGATGCAGGGGCAACTTGATGTTGAATCTAGGGCAAAACAGGCAAGAGTTGATGCCGCAAAAAACTACCTTGCTGGCGAGAAGTCTTTGCTTCCTACAGCGAGCCTTGATATGGGTGGCGTGAAACGCACTGTCCTAGCTCCAGAGGCTGGTGTTGCAAAAGCAGACATTTATGGGCAAGTTTATCGCAATCAAGTTCCAAGACTTGCCGATACCTATATTGCCGAAGGATATGATCGAGATACGGCAGTAAGAATGGCAAGTGCAGACGTAAGGAAAGAGCTTGTAAAGGCATCTACTGGTGGCAAGATTATTTTGTCGGTTGGCGATGCTGGGACTATCTCATACTCAAATGAAGAAGCAGAAAGAAAATGGAGAGATCCGCAAACACCAAAGGCAATTAAGGCACAATTGAATGCAATTTTTGGTCAAGCCGAAGAACCACAGGCTCAAAGCTGGATAAAGTCAAGACTAGGCAGATAACATGGCTGAAGCCCTAGAGCTATCGTCAGCCAATCGTATTAGGCAACTGGCAGGTATGCCAGTAGAAGCAGAACCACCACCAAAACTAGAAGAACCTCCGGCGTGGAGTGAGATCAAGGCTTCGGAAGATTACAAGACTCTTACCTATCCAGAGCAGGTTGACATGGCTCGCCAATGGGGCGCAGAAACTAAGCAGTATGCATCTACACTTCCAGATTATACTCCAGAACAAGATGTTGAGATTGATGACTTCGTAAATAAAGAGGCTGTTGATGTTCCGACCAATGTAAAGGTTGCGGCTGGTGCTGCTGGTCTAGTCAAAGGATCGGCCTCAGTAATGGGCGGGATTGCTGGAGGATTGGGAGGATTGGCGGTTGGCGGTCCAGTTGGTGCTGTTGCTGGAGGAATTGGAGGCTCGATTCTTGGCGGCCAATTGGCAGAAGCTGGACTACAAAAGTTTACTCCAAATGTTGCAAGAGCTGGCGAGTTTGCTCCAGGCTATCAAACGGCAGGTCAATATGCGCCAGAGGTTGTTATGGGTACGGTTGGTGCTGCGCAATTGGTTCAAGCTGGTAAAACATTATTTCAAGAACTTGGCGCAAAGAGAGCAGCGCAAGAACTTGGTAAAGTAGTCGGTACTTCCGCTGGTGTCAGCGCGGCTGTTGGAAGTGGAGTTAGGGCTATTACTGGAGGAGAGGTTACACCTGGGACAGTCGCAGAAGATGCTCTGTTCGGTGCGCTATACGCTGGCCTTGGAAGCGGATCTAGGGTTAAGGGATACAATTTCAACGAGTTTAAGGATCTAAATTATAAGGTTAAGGCTGGCAGAGCCACGCCTGCTGAAGTTCGTGATTGGCAACAAATCCTTAACGAAGCACAAAGGACGCAGGCTACTGGAGTTGAGCGAGCAAAACGTACTGAGGTGCAACTTGGCGGAAGAACTGTGCTTGATAAAGTTAATCTTGAGGTTGGAGCACCCAAGCCTGGTCAACCAGAAGTTCGCCCTTATTACGAACCGTTACCAGCACCAACGTCAACCGAAATACAGGTCGCTCAACCACAACCACAAGAGCATCCGATTAAACAGGCTACTGTAGTCCAACAAGAACAATTGCCAGATGCAGGCGTTCGCGGGAACGTGCGCGGAACAGCAGCCGACACAGCCGAGATGCAACGGCGTGGAATCACGACACAGATGCAGGAAAGCTTGGTCGATTTAAACGATCCAGTTCCGAAGACAAACGTGTTTACAACCGAATCCCAAGGCATCAATCGTGAGGCAATCATTCCAGACACTCGTGGGTTGCAAGGCGAGATTGTGAGCGAAGGTCCGATTGTTACGCCAAGGACGCAGTTGCCGAGTGGCGAGAGGTTGGCGTTGACTAAGTCAAAAACAATTGAAGGCTCTCCAGAGCAAATTGGACAACTAAGAGCAGAAGAAGAATTCAATAGAGATCCATCAAATCCAGGCTTAATAAATGCACAACCAATAGAAAATATACAAGCTGCAGTAAATGATTTGCAGTCTGCATTAAGTCTTCCAAGTACAGCTAGATCGCAAGCACTATTTGATTTTTCAAGAAAGTACAATACAAAAGCAGAATCAATAGATCAGCTTTTAGAGCAAGAATCATTTGTTAAAAAATACCAAGAATTAGTTTCATCTAAACCCACAATCCCTCGCCCAATGCGCGGCAAGGCTGGTGAGGCTGGGTTTATTGTATCCGATGTGCAGGAAGGTGCGGCCAAGGTAGCACAGAAGTGGCTTACCACAGAAGGCAATCTTCCTAAAGAAATGTTTGACATTATGGAAGCCAAGGGATCTCGCACGCAGGCGATGCTGAAGCAGATTGATTTCACGCTGAAGGATCTTTCGAATGCGGCTAGGGAACTTAATGGCAAGCCTAAATTAACTCAACAACAGTCGCTCCAAGTTGATCAGTTTCTGCGTGGTTATTTGCAAGCAGAGAATCTTCCAGAAGCAATCAGACCCGTAGCACAGCAAATGCGCCGTCAGCTAGACAACCTATCGGAAGGCTTAATCCAATCTGGCGTGTTTTCGCAAGAAATTGGACCTTCTGGAATGAGCAAGGCTGACATTATTAGAATGAATAAGGGCGAGTATTTAACTCGTTCTTATGAGAAGTTTGATAATCCTAAGTTCAATGTGGAACTGCTAAAGAAAAGGGATCTAGCCAAGTATACCCAGGCTGAAACATTTGTTCGCAATGAGCTAAAGGCTCAGAATCCAAGCATTACCGAAGAAGAGGTGCAGGGCAGGATTAGAGAGATAGTCGAGCAAGGCCGAGATAAGCCAATGGAATCAATGATACAGGCTTCTGGAATTGGCAAGAAGCTTGGGATTACCAAGGCAAGACAGGACATTCCAGAGCAGATCAGATATTTGATGGGAGAATACAACGATCCAATCATCAATTACGCAAGATCAGCAAGCAAGATGATTAACCTGCTCCAATCCCAAGAGCAGTTGAACAAGCTGAAGGAATTTGGTATTGCAAACAAGCTGTTCTTTGAAAAGCCAACTGGAACTGCTGTTAAACAGATTGCTGCCGATGGTTCTGATACGCGCTCACCTCTAAATGGACTTTACGCAGAGCCAGAACTTGTGGATGCAATTGAGAATTTTGAGATG